AGTTCCACTGGATCCACTTGATCCGCTGGTTCCACTGGATCCACTTGTACCACTTGTACCACTAGATCCACTGGTTCCACTTGATCCACTAGTTCCGCTAGATCCGCTGGTACCACTAGTACCACTTGTACCACTAGTACCACTTTCACCACTAGTACCACTTTCACCACTAGATCCACTTTCGCCACTAGATCCACTTTCACCACTAGTACCACTTTCACCACTAGTACCGCTAGATCCACTACTTCCGTTAGTACCACTTGATCCACTAGATCCACTTGATTCGCTAGATCCACTTGTACCACTAGTTCCGCTAGATCCACTAGATCCACTACTACCACTAGATCCACTGGATCCACTACTTCCGCTGGTACCACTTTCACCACTACTTCCACTTGTTCCACTTGTACCACTAGATCCACTAGATCCACTACTTCCGCTGGTTCCACTTGATCCACTACTTCCACTAGTTCCACTGGTTCCACTGGTTCCACTACTTCCACTAGTTCCACTGGTTCCACTACTTCCACTACTTCCACTAGTTCCACTGGTTCCACTAGATCCGCTTGTACCACTAGATCCACTAGATCCACTAGATCCACTAGATCCACTGGTTCCACTTGATCCGCTAGTACCACTAGATCCGCTTGTACCACTAGTTCCACTTTCGCCACTTGTACCACTTGTACCACTTGTACCACTAGATCCGCTAGATCCACTACTACCACTACTTCCACTTGTACCACTGGATCCACTTGTACCACTAGATCCACTAGTTCCATTTGTACCACTTGTTCCGTTAGTTCCGTTAGTTCCGCTCGTTCCGCTAAATCCACTCGTTCCGCTAGTACCACTTGATCCAGATGAACCTTTTTCACCACTACTACCACTAGTAGCACTAGTACCACTTAATGCGCTTTCGCCACTAGTTCCGCTAGTACCGCTTGTTCCGCTTGTTCCGCTTGTTCCGTTAGATCCACTTTGACCGCTACTACCACTTGTGCCTGTGCCAGATATACCACTTGTACTTACATTACTACCTATAGCAAAAACATAACCACATGCAGGAAATGAGAATTTTATTGTGGCTGTGTTTTTATTGTTTAAAGTTATGCTTTCAGGTATTATTTGATTTAAATCTTGATCATATACAATGAACAATACAAATTCCGAATTTAAATTATGATTATATACCCATGTATCTGTTTTTGAATCACATGGAAATTCTTGTATAGACTGTGTATTTTTTTGTAAATTGGCATTACAATTAATAATAACACGTAATTCTTCGATTATTTTAAGAAACAGTGGTGTAGTAGGATCTTTAAAAGTCGCTGTTAATTTTTTGTAGTCATACAAAGCATTGTCCAATTTTAATGGAGAAACTTCACATGGATCTTTCTTCAATGTTGACATTTTTAATAAATATAAAGAAAACCATTAAGCAATACCAACAAAATGTATAAAAATTGAAATACTAATTATTATTAATTAAATAGAGTAATTGGTATTCGTCTCCATTGTGATGTGCTATAAATATAAAAATAATTACCATCATAACTTACCCATCCATCTTCTCCATAATCAGATGACTGATATGGCACTTGATGATAGAATTTATCAGGAAATCTTTGAAATATTCTGAAAGCTGTATTTATAGGTCTTTTATTAGCTGTAGTGTATACAGGATTACCATTACAGTCATATCCACTTATATATGTTTGACTACTATAATCATAGTCAAATGTAGCAATTTCTCTTTTTAACCACCCAGATGGATATTGATATACGTAAATATACTTACTGTCATATGCTAACCATCCATTTTCACCATAATCAGTAATAGATTTAGGTGCTGGGTGAAATGGCGTATTTACTATATTTTGATAATTTGACGGTATTTTGTTATAACCATCTAAATTGGTTACTTCATTTGGCTTTAATGCCATTGTACCTTGACCAGTTACATCGGTATAATCCAATGGACTGTCTTTTAGATTGCTATTGTTTTTAATAATATTAGTTGTAATTGTGCCCATTTCACTCGCACTAGCAACAGCATTTTCTTGCATCATTACTTTTCTTACGGTAAATAGCTTTTGGGTAGTATTTTTTACCCCGTTTAAATTTGTTATATAATTTTCATTTAACAAGTAAGCGTTGACATTTATATCGAACGTTGTTTTGATATTACGATCTTCGCCGTCGTTAACTTCTTGTTCGATGCTATAACTGTCTATCCTAGCTCTAAATTTAAATCTCTCAGCGTCACCCCAGTAGTCTTTAGCTGCGTAGTTTATTTGTTCCAGTAACTTATTATTTTGATCTACATAATCAGTCCAAATGATGCATTCGTATGTTATATTTACGTGAACTGGTAAACTTACGCTATAAATTTGTTTGGTTGGTTTGCTAGTAAAAACACCTTTATTCATTAGATCAAAACGATCATACTTGTTTTTTTCACTATAATTCATTATAGTTTCGTAGTTTAGATAACGATTAAACGTGGCAAGTTCTTTGTTATTTTCAACACTTTTTCTACGAAACATTATGGCTGGCAACAATATTTTGCCTTGATTATCTCTAATATGACCAAACTTTTTCATAGCAAACCATCTTTCAGGATTGCCATATATAACTGGTACTTTTACAACTTCACCATTATCATTAACTTGAAGTCTGAGTGTATCATTCAAAGTATTAATAATAGCTGTATCAATATCTAATAAAGTAACCGTGAAATTTTTCTGTTTATCAGTATCACGGCGAGTTGCATTGGCTCTATTATAAAGCTTTTTACTATCTGATTGAGCTGATGCGTTTTCAATCGGATTTGGCGGTGGATTTACATTAGTATTTGGACCCCATGCCATAAATTATGTTTGTCTTTCTACGAGGTTAAGTTTGCTTAGTCTTGTGTAATGAGTATTAACAATTAAACTCAAAGACTTGTCTGGATGACCACCCGCAAATTGTTCTTGGATAACATTATCAATTTCGTAATAACGTTGATTGTACAAAACCAAATCGCCAATTTCTGGAAAATAGTTGGTGGTAATACAATCACGTTCTCTGAATCTATAAACAATGTCTTGTTTTCTATCAGGTCCATAACCTTGATTTTCAGTATTAATATCTTCACGTTGAACAAGACAACTCAAATCAATACCCGAATAGAACACCTTTCCTTTGTCACTGCTACTTTCACCATAAATATTGGTATTGGTTTCATAAGCAGCAATCTTAAATACTTGAACAACACATTCAATTATATCACCTATTAATTCAGAACTAACGCTGTTCAAGAAGTTTAAGTCTCTTGAAGAAAAATATCTACCAGGTGAATAGTTGTTATTATAAATACCAACATCTGTGCGAGTTGATGTCCAATATTCTTTAAATTTTGGATCCGTTTTTGGATACTGTGGAGATACAGGTGCAGCCATATGTTTTATCCTATATAAATATGTAAAGGTACACGGGACAACATCTTATTCATTTCTTCACTTTCTTTTCCTTTATTTTCTAATTGATTAACACGAAGTGTCTTTTCCAACATATCTCTTAGTTTTTCAAGCAATGAATCTTTTTCTTCTTTGGCTTCGGATCGTAATTCAGCGCCATCAAGAGTTACTTCTCCACCAGGAATTGGTACTGTACTATATTTTTGAAGAATCCGACCCAATGTTTCCTTACACAACGCTAAGAAATATTTTTTAATCCACTGTTTACCAGGCTGATTAATTTTACAATATGTGCAGTATTCGTATGGAATATCACTGGGGTCACTAATATATTCATAACGAGATCCACTATAAAAGTTGGTAATATCACGTTCACTTTCAACGATGTAATCTATATATACCTTGAAATTTTCAGATGGTATTGGAAATATTCTCAACTTGTTATTACCTAAAATTTCAAAACTATAAGCGCTTTTACGAACCATATCATTGAATTCAATGGCCTGTACACGTTCCAAATCTTCAAAAATAGGAGTCATCAAGAATTGTGTAGCAGGACTATAAGCCCCAAATCCCATTTCACCGAGTACGTTACTGTAACTCATTCCTGTCATACTAAATGGATCGTATATACGAGCAATTGCTGGGGGTCTATTATGAAATATTCTTTTTACTTCAATTCGTGACCCAGTTAAATGTTCAATGTCTCGACCAATTAAGGTATTCAAGTCATAAACCTGATGTGTTTTGCCAGGGTTGATACTACCACTAATAGTTACATAGTTACGCTTAACTTCATATTCACCGCCAACAAGTGCTTCGGCTCCATATTGTTTGCTCAGTTGAACTATAAAAGGTAAACCAGTACTCTTTACGCCCATCCCCGTTAAATTTTTATATTTATTTTGAGGCAATCCCTGTAAATCAACCATGTTGTTAACAATATTAAATTCATTAACTACACGGTTATATTCTAGTACAGATTCTTCAAAACATGCGTAGAAATTAACGTCGATCATTTCAATATCAACGATTGGATACCCCAACCGTTTTGCTGCCCACATCGCACTGCTACTACAATCATTTGCAAATGTGGTTTCAGCTCCAACGCAACTTTCGTTTAGATAATAGCCAAATGGCACAGTGTTTATATTAACACTACTACCACTCCCGGGCCATCTTACCCTATCTTGGTCCAAATTAGCACTCATTGATTATAAATATCTCTGGAGTGAGATAATACAACTAAATTAGTGGATTAATAACCAAGTACCCACTACATCTGCTCTATTTGCACTATCGTCGCCGTCACCTGGTTTAACTATAACATTCCACTTTGGTTTATCTCCCACAGGAATTTTCATCATTTCATCGTAGGTAATGACACTGTCTTCAGAAACATTATACTTTAATGCTAACTTTTTCTTTAAAATATCAATAGCGGATGGGGATTTATAAACCAACTTTTTAATTGTTTTATTTGGCTTATCTGGATCTGGTACTTCTTCTCTATCAACTAAATCAGCAAACATTTGCTTTGGTACTACAGTTGAATGTTTAGTTGTTTTAAAATCGACTTGTTTTTCTTGATCAGGTTTTGCACCCGCACTAAAATTCATCTTGAAATTGACTGGTTTATCACCTTTAGCCACATCTGCCATTTTAGTATAAGCATAAAAGTCTACGTTGGGAAATGTTTTTGCAACACTATATGCTAGGTTTACATAATCAGGACTAAAGAAATCGCCTGAATCATGCCATCTAATCACAGTTTTTACATTTTTCTTTGAATTTTTTTCAACTGCTGCACGAATTTCGTTTGATAACATATTTTTATAACCATCCGGATCGTTCAACAAAAAGTTAAGTTGTCTTGTTTGCGATGTGTTAACTGGTACATATTGTACATAACCGCCTTTTTTAGCATAACAATAAACTTTGCATGCACCTGCGCCTGGACACGTATTTATGATAACAAATTTTTGATTCTTTTCGTCATAACCAAGTCCTTGTAAAGCTGGCAATCCTATATTATAAAACTGAGTACTTTCACCGCCACTGTGTGAAATTTTTTCATTTTGTTTTAAAATCTTATCAGGACGTGTGGTGATATGGGTTTTTAGTTTGTTTAAATCAAACCTACGGCCACTTGGATCTACAATTTGTATCTCTCTGGCAAGCTTTGGATGTACATATGGATACTTGAATTTATCAGTTGGATCTTTTGTAGTAGTATACTTTTGTTTACCTTTTTTATCCAATTTAGGCAATCCAGTTTTCTTATAAACTGCAGGTTGACCGGCCGATCTGTCTAAATATCCTTGTAATTCATCGGATGGCAATTCTGTGGTGCCAGCGCCTAACATATCAGCTTCGTCTAATTCTTGTGCAACAAATGAATCTAATGACTGTACAGCCGATGCTGGTAATCCTAGACTTTCATACATTTTAACTTCGGTTAGCAAATCGATTAATTTCATATGTGTTTTGTTATTCTTACTTTTCAACTGCCGTTACCTTTTATTACACGGTTATACTTTTCTTTGAGTATAAATATCAGTTTTATTATAAAAAGTAATATTTATATTATATGAACTTTAAAAAGCAACTGTTTTATACTATTGTAATTTTGATATTAACTGGATGTATTTCATCAGAGGTTAAATCAGCAAAGCAAGTTAGTGTGGCACAAGATGCCGTTGCAAAACAAGAAGCCAAAGTAGACAATACAATGGTAGAATTGGAAAAAGTAGAAAAAGGTAAAATAGTACAAACTTCTTCTTTATCAATTGGTATTCAACATTCGTTAAGTCAAGTAACTAATGCGCCTATACAAGTAGAAACAGCTAAATCTTTGAATGAACGAGTAATTTCTATCGTTGGTTCTCCACACATAGATGAAATTAAAAGAATTAAAGCTACAGTTGATCTGCTTAATTCTCAAGTAGCTGAAGAACGAAAAAAAGGTGATAAATTATTATCACAACGGGACGAAATCATAAACAAATTACAAAAAGAAAAGTCTGCTTTAAAAGAAAAGTATGATGATGAACTTTGGCAAATGACTGATAAAGCAAAAGAAATTGCAAAAGAAGCAGATCAAAGCAAGGCTACACTTGATACAATGAGTGGTATGTTTGGATTAAATGCTGTATTTTGGGGTTTAAAAAAGTTCTTTATTAGTGCTTTAACCGCAATTATCATATTTGTTGTAGTATTCGTTATACTTAGAATATTAGCAACAGTACATCCAGCAGCTGGTGCAGTATTTAGTATATTCAATATGATCGGATCCGGACTATTAAGTTTGGTAAAAGTATTAACTCCACATGCATTTGAAATATCTAACTTTGCTTCAAAAGACAAAGTTGATGAATATAAGTCCCCACTTACTAAGATAGTTGATGTAATTCAAGAACTCAAAGAAAAGCAAAAAGAATCTCCTGACAGAGTATATCCATTGACCGAAGTGTTAAAGAGATTTGACAAAGAAATGGACAACTCTGAAAAAGATTTGATTGATGATATCTTGAAAGAACAAAAGTGGACGAAGTGAGATAATTAAATATATTTATTATATAATTGTTTTAGGTGTTAAACTCGTTTTAAATAACCAAAAACAAATATGGACACAAATACTGTACAAGTAATTTCAGAAAAAGTATTAGAATCAACAGCGCAAGATATGACAGGCAAATATGTCTGGATGTTCTTAGCCGGTTTAGTAATTCTAATATTCAAATCAAGCATTGAAAAGTTAGCAGCTGCGCTTTTTATGTTTATTGGATCCGATTATAAAGAAGATGACGTTGTATATGTTGATGGTAAACCAGGAAGAATTGTACGTGTAGGTTTAACCAAAACGGTATTCTTTATATATGATGTAGTAGATGGTAAGGTTGTAGGTGGCAGTAAATTAGTTATTCAAAATGAAAGATTGGCCGGTCTAAATATAGAAAAACCACTACCTCAGTTGGATTTGGCTCGTTTCAAAAAAGAAAACAAACAAGACTAATTTACTTATGGCAATCAATATTTTTACCCACATTAAACGAGGGTTGTATGATAACGTATACAATTGCATCGAAAAAGAAAAAATAGACGTTAATCAGAGAGATGACGATACCGGCAATCCACCATTGGTTGTTGCAGTAGAAGAAAATCAAATAGAAATAGTCAAATTGTTATTAAATCGTGGCGCCGATGTAAATGTAAAAGATTGGACAAGCAAAAATACCGCATTAGATATATCTGAACAAAAAGGGTTTAAACACATTTCAGAATTATTGCAAGGTCGAGGTGCAAAATATAGTAGTGGTAGCAGTTTTCATTTGGCTGCTAAGAATGGTGATATTGTTTCTATTGAAGAAATGTTGAGTAAAAAACAAGATATCAATGAAGTTGACGCTGGTAAAGGTTGGACAGCACTACACTATGCGGTTAATTATGGACAAAAACATTTGGTTGAATATTTAATTGTTAAAGGTGCTGATGTCAACAAGAAAGATTTCTTAGGTAAAAACAATCCAATAGATGTGTTATCCAATGTTAATAGAGGTGAAATTGTTAAGTTGTTAAATAAAAATGGCGCTAAATCTGCTGGTGGTGTTAATATTCATTTTTGTGCTGAAACCGGTGATTTTGAAGGTGTACAGTCATTTTTTGATAAAGACGGTAAAATTAATGGTAGAGATGAAAAGAATGGATGGATGCCATTACATTACGCCGTTAATGCTAACGATGTTGATATGACGGAGTTTTTGGTACATTTGGGTGCAAATGTTAATGGTGCAGATTTTAAGGGAGAAATTGCTCCGTTAGACATTGCATTCAAGACAGGCAATGTAGAAATGCAAAGTTATTTACAAGCCAAAGGTGCTTTAAGAAAGAAGAAACACGATACGGGTGGTAATGGTAAAGATGTAAACATTTATATTACAGATGAAGTTAAGAAACAAATTGCGTTATTCATTGAAAAACGCAATCGTGAAGAAGAAGCAATAAAGAAACTAGAAGCAGAACAGACTGCAAAAGAACCAAAAAAGAAAGATGCACCAACAAAAAAGATTAACTGGAAAGACTTTTTAAAATTAAAGAATATGCCGGTTGTAGAAAAGAAAGAAGAACAACCAAAGGTTGAAGTACCAAAACCAGTTAAACAAATAGTTCGTAAAGTTGACAAGATCGACGTGGAAGTCAAATCAGGACGATTACAATTAGATACTGAACAAGAAGGTTTCATATTCTTTATGGATATTGTGGCTTACAGTAAAAAAACCACAGATGAACAAAAGAAGGCTTGTAAAGACTTGGGTACACTAGTTAAATCTACAATGCAATATAAAACAGCTAATGCTCTTGAAAAGTTGATTATATTACCCACCGGAGATGGTATGGTAATGGGATTTTTCACGTATCTAGAAGATGCAATGAATTGTGCCGTTGCTATAGCTAAAGCAGTAAAAGATAGACCCGACTTACAAATGAGAATGGGTGTACACTGTGGACCTGTAATTCCAATGGAAGATATCAATGGAAATCTTAATATAAGCGGTGATGGAATCAATTATGCTCAAAGAGTAATGGATGCGGGTGAAACAAATCATTTATTAGTTAGTTCAGCTGTAATGTTGAAATATGATAGACCAGCATACGTTTTGGTAAATGATTTGGGGGATGTAATTGTAAAACACGGTGTAATAATGCATTTGTACAGTTTACACGGTACCGAGTTTGGTAACAAAGAATTTCCATCAAGTAGAGTAAAAAAAGCAGAACCAACAACAAATAAACCATTATGAAAATGATACCTTTGGGAAGACAATATCACGCAAGTGTTGTTAATACAGATTTGGATGTATATAAAATAAAAGATAAAGTAATGGGTGTACGTACAAGTAATCATCCAGGTCCATTTCAAATTTCAGATAAACTCGGTATCATTAAAGATAACGATACCAAGATCAGAATTGTAGTTTATAATTCAAAAGGCTTGTTTTATTTAATATAAATGTTGACATTCTTTATTATAGGTTTATAATGGGGGAATGTCCGAATATTGTGATACCTCATTGCTTTATCTCAAAAGTATCAATAAGAATGTTGCAAAAACTCTTATTGAAAAAAACCATTATACACACAAATGGTCTCTTTGTACTGTAGCTTATGGAGTTTATTATAAAGAGTATATTGAAAGCACATTCTTTGGTGGTTTTAACGAACGCCTAATAGGTGTATTAGTATATGGAAATGCCGTGGGTAGAAATGCAAGTACCAGCATATGTCCTCTACTTACTAATAACAATGTGTTGGAATTAACACGACTGTGGATTGCAGATGGTTATGGTAAAAATATAGAAAGCTATTGTATAGCTGAAAGTTTTAGATTATTAAACACAGATTATCCACAAATAAAATGTATTCTTAGTTACGCGGATAGTGAAGCTGGTCACGTTGGAACAATATATCAAGCAACTGGATTTGTATATCAAGGTGATAACTATGTGGATATTGCACTGATGCCTAACTATAGTGTTAGTTTAATTGGCCCCACTGAATATGATTGGATACATAGTAGAAGTGTATATGCACGTTGGAAAACACACAGTGTAGATAAACTAAAAGAACGTATTGGTAGAACATTTTGGCGCAAACGTGAAAGCGGTAAACATCGTTATATCAAGTTTATAAGCAACAAGATAGAAAATAAGAAACTGGTTAAATCTCTTAAACATAAAGTTCTACCTTATCCCAAAGATACTTCGTTCAAAGAAGAAGTGCAAGAAATCGTTGTAGAAAATACCAACGAATTTTTCGATTAGTGCAAGAAAAAACCCCAACTTTCGTTGGGGTTTTTGAGTTATTTTATTTCTACTAAGTATTATACGGTATCGAGATCACCGATAATAACTTTTCCATAGAACTCTGGGCGCACGACCTTCTTAGCGTAGCGGGTCATTACACCTCTACGTGGAGTGAAGTTCACTGGATCATAGACCAATGGAGTTTGGATTAGTGGGATATAAGGAGCATATACTGCGCCTGTTTCTAGGAAGTTATTTCCACGGAAACCAACCAATACGATATTATCGGTCATATATGGGTTCTTGTAAACTTGGAAGCGACTTGCGAAGCTACCAACACGTGCAACGCCCATTGCGAACTTAGCACTGTCACCATCGGTGTTTACTACATATCCTGGAATTGATTCCAAGATGGTTGCTACGTCTGGACTTACGACCAAGAAGTTAGCACCACCACGGAGGGTCAATTTTTGGATTGTGTTAGATACCTTTTGAATCTTGTTACCAAGAGTTTGGAACCAAGTGCTCTTAACGTAAGCTGTACGATTTGCAGAAGCATTTGCATTACGTGTGAATACTGCGTCACCAGTAGTTGCATTCAATCCCTTGCTGAATTCAACACCGATTTGGGCGGACCAAGCTTCGGTAGTTATACCTTGAACGGCACCGTTCAACATTTCTAGGATTTCTAGATCGATTTCCATAGATACGTATTCACTCAACAGAGCAGTCAATTCTGCTTCTGCATCAATAGAGTGATATGCGTTCAAGTCTTGCGCTAATTCTGGGGTCCAGACTGCCTTTAGTTTACGGGTCTTAGCAACGATTGGTTCGCTGTTTAGTACCAAGTTAACTTCTGGGATACTGATATCAGTGTCGATGCTTTGAGTAGCAACGTTAGCAGCTGTACCAGAACCTTCACCTGGTGTCTTACCAGCTTCAAAGTCACCACGTAGGTTGTCCGTAGGTTGTAGACTATAGATCAATTTAAGTCTTGGACCGGAGGCGGCGCCAGCGAATGTACTCTGTGAAGCGGATACGATGTATACAGTTTGATAGAATGGATTGCTCAAACTACCAGTATTGACCGCTTTGCTGTAAGTGTTCAACACCACACCGTTTTTAATGAGTGCGCCTGGATTGGTCGCACCTGAACCTGAGATCAAGTTGAATGAACGCACTGCATTCAAGTCAACGTTGTATAGATTTCCGTAACTTGATACAGGGGTATTATTATCATCGTGATTCAAGATTACTTTAAACAATTTCTTAGCTACCACGGAACCACTCAATTCAGCATCAAATTGTACGTCATTCCAAGAAGCGGTTTGAATTGTACCACCGTTATTGGTTGCTCCTGATGAATACGTGATTGTAATAGCGGAACTACTTACTGGACGAACTGAATATGCAAAAGCACCTTGGCCGTATAAACCACGTACTGCGCTATCAGTTGAACCCAATTTCTTGCCTGTACCACCAAACAAACTGTCGTTCAATTGCTTACCGGCGCGGGTAGTTACAGAACTACCGTTGTTCAAGTTGCGCAAATCTGAACCAGGAGCGTTAGTACCATACTTGAAGTCTAGATAGAAGATTAGACCAGATGGTAGATTCATTGGTTGAACGCTTACGAATTCCTTCGCAGCGATTTCAGCAAACACACGACGAACCAATGGAAGAGCTACGCCAGCCCATTGTTCTGAACTGGTAGATGTACCAGTTGTGGTTGCTTCGTCAAGCAATTGTTTTGCTTGATTTTCTAATAGGATTGACATATGTGCTTTTTCAACACCTTTGCAACCTTCTAGGAGGCCTGTCTTTTCCCATTTGCCTTGTAGTCCACGTGTTTCTGCCATTAATTTGGCCTGTGGATTCATATTGTTTGTCAATAGACTTTTAATATCCATACTCATATTTGTATCTTTCTTTATTTAATTACTGTTAGGTTTTTACTCGCAAACTAATTTTACTTCTTGATTCCTGCGAGTTTTTGGAATCTTGAAGTCATCTCGTCAGCGTGTGGTTCTACAATAGTAGATACTGGCTTAGTTGATGATACTTGTTTGCTTGCCAAACCTTCGGTGATAGTGTGAGCAGTTGTATTGGTTTTTTTCTTGACAACTGATGCACCGGAATTAAATGATTCGGCTAAAACTGTATATGCCAACTTGACTTCACGGATGTTTCTGGTCAAGTCGAAAGTGTTAATGATCTTAAGTTTTTGATCTTCGGTTAAACTCTTACCTTTGAACAACTTGTTGGTATAAAGCAACTTAGCATTCAATAGGTTGGTTTCAGATAGAACGCCCTTCATAAACTTAACAGTGCTTAGAGCTTCTGATAAATGTTTCTTAAGAGATTCGTTTTCTTCGTTGATAGCGACCAAAGCTTCTGCCATTTCTTCGGCGGAAACTTCGTCTGCATATCCTCCTTCAGAAGGAGATGGAACTTGTGCTGGAGCGGGAGCTGCAGGTACTTGATCTACAGGTGCTTGAGCATCAGGAGCAACAGGAGCTGGAGCTGGAGCTGGAGCTGGAGCTAGTGCAGAAGGATCTTCAGCTTCTAGTTCAGCAAGAAGTTCGTCTAGATTAATATCACCCATGTCTTCGCCCATTTCTTCACCTGTATCGGGTGTTTCAGAAGAACCTTGACTGTGCATTTCGTCAGATACTTCGCCTTCTAATTCAGCTAGAATTTCATCTAGTTCTTCACTAGTTACTTCATCGCCTTCTTCAGATGAAGCTTCTTCTTCAAGTTTAACATCAAATTCTTGTTTACCGTTTGAAGATGTAGACTTGAGTGTAGATGGATTTGCTGGCTTAGAAGTCTTAGCTGTTAAACCATCATTTTTACCAATGTTAGAAGATGCAAGCTTTTCTTCAATCTTACCTTCTTCTTCTTCGGTTGATTCTTC